CCCAACCTTCACGCATCTTAGAAGATACGTTCTTAGCATCGGCCTGCCCTTGTGAGGCAACTCGAATCCAGCGATATGAGTATCCCGGCTGTTTATCCGGCTCAGGCAATGCCGAAGCAGGCATCCAAGCCTTTGGGCGCTCTATGGTAGATCGATTTTCAAGTTCGCGTGCAAGTCTATTTTCTGCCATGTTAGTTCTCCATTGTTTTCGCAAATTCCCTAGCATATTGCTCAGGGGTTAAACCTAATTTTTTCGCAATCGACAATTGCGACTGTTTAAGCACTATCTTTTTCGATGATGTGCTGCGCGATGCCGGAGCAACTACTGTAGCAGGTCTATCAGTGCGCGTAACGGGCTTGCCGCCCCCGTTAGTCGTTTTAACATCATCCTCGAAATACTCGGGGAATTTGTTGCGTATTGTTTTATCAATACGTTGGTAATATTCGTCAGTCGTCGCATACGCCTGACCATTTTGTTCAACTAATTCTTCGTGCAAACCCAAAGCTAAACTCGTCATTAGTCTATCTTTACCAAACCAAGGATTCCGCTCTTGCCACGAACTGGCTTTGGGGTCCGGTTTGGGGACTTGCACTTGTTCTTGAGGACTATTTACCTTAATTTCTGATTCTTGTAAAGAGGGTCTGTAATTCTTTATTTGTTGAAGTTTATAGTTGACGGCGGCTAACTGCTCCTGTGCGTCCACTACTTTGTCAGAATCCCCAGCCTCGTATGCCTCCTTATAAGCTCGTTTAGCCATCTCCATTTCAAGCTCAGCGGCACTTTTTGCCGTATCTATGAAGGATTTCTCCCCCTCAGACAGCCTAGATTTCAGGCGTTTATTCTCTTCAACCACCTTTCTAGCTAATTCAATAGCTTCTTGCTGCTCACGAAAAGCCTCTTCTTTGGCCCGGCGCTCATCGTGCCAGACCTTTTTTAATTGGCTGAGACGAGTTTTTACTTTTTCGGAATATTCGTCTAGTTCGTCAGCCTCCAGCTCTTCAACAACGCTCTTTGGGAGGTTTTTTCTTTTTTGATCAGACTCTGGAGCGTCGTCAACAATTTCTATGTCAACTTCAGAATTGTCCTTAGCTTCTAACTCCTTTTCTAAGGGTTTACCCTGATTTTCACCTTCTATTTCAAACTCAAAATCGTTCTTTTTTTGAGCTTCTGCCATGTTTTACTCCTATTTGCGAGAGATGCCACGGGGGTCTTCAACTACACCCTCCACAGAATCGTCGTTGATGATGCGAAATTCCCGACCATGAATCTTTAGCCGAGTACCTGCGTGTGGGCGCACGAGAATAAAGTCCCCTTCCTTACACCAAGGTCCACTTGGGAACCTTGCAGCGTCCTTATAGCAATCTGGCCCCATCTTCACAACAAAAAGAACCGTTGTGAGAAGCTCTTCGTGTTGAAGAGTCATGTCAGATTTAATAATTCCGCTTTCGTACTGCTCTTCGATATTTGGAATTCCACATAAAATGCGATACCCAGAAGGGTCAGGTAACTGCTTTGCTTTTCGATCATCTGTATCTGGCAAAACACTTACTTCACCGTCTTCCGTTGCGATGGCAAGTTCAGTCATCGTTTTGTTCCATCCTTTCCGCTGTTTCGATAAGAATATTGTTTGCAATCAACAAGCCGCGATAAATACCACACCCGTATTGATACGCTCCAAAATCTTTCGCATTACCTAAAACCGTATCCTGCTCTATTATTTTCATTTCCTCTCGTATCTTGTCTGAAAGATACTTGAGAAGGTCATTGCTCATTTACTCTCCTTTTTTGAAGGTTGGGGTCTACTACGAAGCCGAAGAAGTTCTTTGTCCCTCTCCAGCCTATTCTTCTCGTCCTCTGCCACGGCTTTGATCATGGATTCAGACTGTTTAAGTTTTAAATTTTCATCCTCTGCAGCGGCTTTTATCATCGCGTTAGCTTTAGCAATCTTGAGTTGTGAGTCAATCCGCTGGCGCTCGATATCTTGCTGCTGTGCCTTAAGTTTGGCATCGGTCTGATCTTTAAGTGTCTTGCGTTGTAGGTCTTGTCCCTTAAGCTGAAGCTCTTGCATCTGCATCTGAATGATGGGATCCTGCGCTTGTGCTTGTGCCTGCTGTTGTGCAGCGGCGGCTTGGTTTTGTTGGAGCAACTGTTGAGAAGCCTGAGCTACCAGTCGAGAAAGCGCTGCTTCTACATCCTCGGATAATGGCTCGTCTTCATCCTTGTCGTCCATAAGCGGAATCGGCCCTCCAACCTGTTGTTCGATCTGGTTGCGATAGGCGTATCCGTAGTGCTCCATAATGTGCGCTTGTAATGCAGCCATCATTTGTTGGCCCATTGGGTTTTGACCAATCATCTGCGCCGTTACGGGGTCCTGCATAAATGTTTGATGCGTTGTGATATGTGCCTGATGGTCTTGGTAAGCAAATGCTTTAAGTGGTTTACCTTTAACTGCGTCCATGTTTTCGGACACGGGATCACGCGGCTTTTGATCGTCTTGCATTGGCACTAATTTCTGAGCATTCTTAATGCCCAATACTTCTAACATCTGACGATGCAAATACGGCAGGTCATATAACTGAGGTGCGCCCTGCGCTAACTGCATCACTGCCTGATACTGAACAACCTTCTGCGACATGGTTGCCGCATTGGGGTCACTTACCGGAATGACATATACCTGATCGTAGTCAGACTGCTTAGCCATACGACCGCCTTCTTCCGGCTCGTATGAATACTCTTCTGGGGTGTAATCACGGATAATGACTTTAAGAAGCTGAAACTCTTGCTTCATGGCATAGTGAATACGTGCCTGTACCGCTGACATCACCTTCAATGTGCGCTCTAATATAGCCAGCGTCGTGCCAACAGGAGACTGAGCACTCATGTCGGATACCTTCAGATCTGCTGCACTAGCAAATCTACGACCTTCTTCAACTATGGTGCCCAATAGGGTATACAACACCTGTGACGGCTCCTTATAGGGGAGCGTCATGATGTTGTCTTTGATCGTGCCGGAGGCTACGTCTACATCACGGAATTCCGCCGGAGCGATTGGCGTATCATCTCCCTTAACCCGAAGACCTTTAGTTTTAAATCCTCCGGGGAGATTCGAGAGAGTACCTGCGTCAACAAGTTGGCGAATAATAGAAGTACCAGACTTAGCAAAAGCGCCAATGAGATGGATAAGACCAAAAGCGTAGAAGCCAAATCCCGGGATGTATGAATAATGGACAAAATGATTGCGTTTTTGTTTAGTATCATCATCTGGATGCCAATTGCGACGGATCGCTAAAACGGTTTGGGTACCTTTTTCGATAGTAACAACGTAAGGCAGAGCAATACCCGTCGGCTCGCCGTCCTCGTCTTTGTCCTCGTAGCCGGGCAGGTCCATGTCCACATGCATCTCAAGGACCTTGTACCTGTCGTCAGATGAGGCACGAAAGCCCATCTTCTCAGCAATCTTCTTCTCAACCTCGTCGAATGCATCAACCGGATCACCAAGTTCTACGTCACGATAAAAGCCTGCTACTTGTAATCTGCGCAGTTCATTTTCAGTCTTACGCATCACATGCGTTATGCGCTCAGATGTTTGGATATTAGATGCTCCGTATGGGACTACAACATCCTCGGCGGGAACAAAGAGGGATACTTGCCGCTCAATACTTGGGTCGTAGTACACCTTTTTGAACGCATTACCCGAGAGTCCCAAGCCCCACAGCATGCGCTCATGCTCGGGTCTATACTCCACCATCACATCGGTCAACTGATAGTTCATATCGTCCTGAACCCGTTGCGCAGCTTCTTTTTTCTCTGGTGTCTCTTTGCCTATGATCTGAGTCTTAACAGGACCTCTAGCTGGGAAGGTCTCCATTATTGTTTCTGCTTGGAATTTGACCAGCGCCTCACTTAATAGTGGGTGGTAGACACCACAAGCTCCGGGCCAAGGCTCTGTGCGATCCTCAATCTTCATGCCCAACAACTCTAAGCCATCTACATAAGTCTGCATCCAGTCTTTGCGGCTAGATAGGTCTTCTTCAAACTCACCCAGCAGATCGCCACACAACTCTGTTAACTCGCCCTCATCCATCTCTTCAGCGAGGTTGGCGTTAAAGTCATCTTCTACTTCTTCTTTCTCAATCTCTAATATGGGTTGCCCGTCAATGCCAACACGAACGGCTTCTGGGTCTTCAATCTCTATCTCAAGAGCAGGTTCATCACCCATCATCTCTTCGAGATCTAAACCCAGTGGGGCCTGCCCTAGTGCTTTATCAATTGCCATATTCTGTCCTTAGTAATAGCCTTCAAACTTACGTTTAAAGTATGGAACCTCATCCGGTTCATCTAAATTAGTACGCAAATACCCGCCCTTGCGGAATCTCATCAACGCTAGGGACACGGAGTCAACGTAGTCATCATGCTCGCCCGCCGGGAAAGATGCAACCTCATCAATTACCTCTTCAGCCCACTGCGTGTTTGGCGCCCACACTCTACCACTTGCAAACAGATCTGACACTGCGTTCAACCGGCTGATTTTGTCGTTACCTTTACTTGGCGTGAACTCTTGCACGGGTATCCCCATCGCCCGCATCTCGTAAATCAGAGGCGCACCAGAAGCTTTTTTCTCAATAATTACGCTATCTGGCCCCCACTCTTTGTATTGATCGATGGCCTCTTGTTTAAGCCTTGGGAACTCCATCCGGTCCCTAAATGCATTAAGTAGGATGATATTTGCCTGAGAAATCCCGGTGTCGTCTTCTTTATAGAACACCCCCCACGTAGTTAGCGCCGAATAGTCGGAGCGTTGGCTCTTCTCAAACGCCGTATCCCAAGCCATAAGGGTAAAGTCACAGTTCGGTGGGTCATCTTCTTCCCAAATCTGCCACCATTCCCGCTTAACTATGGCTGAACTCTCGGAAACGGGATTCTGTTGGTACTGCGCCTGCCATTTGCTGTTAGGAAGTTCCTCTTTTAGGGCGGAAAGTTCTGATAATGACCAAAACTCAGGCCACAGCGGGTTCCCAGACGGTAAAAGGGCCGGAAATTCTATGACTTCCCACTCTTCCCCACCCCTTTGGGCAGCGCTCTTGAGCACCTGACCCGTCAGATCCCTCTTAGACCACCTCGTCATCACTATTACGATAGACCCACCCGGCTGTAGACGCTGCCGTGGGCCTGATGTGTACCACTCGTAGGTCTTATCGTAGATATCTGGGTTAACTTCAGCTAGGGCTGCCTCTTGTTCCGAGTGAGGGTCGTCAATAATGAGCAGATCCGCGCCTTTACCCGTAACAGCGCCTCCCACACCGATAGCAAAATAGTCTCCCCCAGCGTTAGTCGCCCACCGCCCAGCAGCTTTAGAGTCCGCCTGTAAGCCAACCCCCGGAAATACCGTTGTATACACGTCCTGATCGACAAGATTTCGCACCTTTCGCCCAAAACCCACGGCAAGTTCTGCCGTATGGGAGGTCTGAATGACCTTTTTACCCGGGTAATTACCTAAAAACCAAGCTGGAAGCAGGTAGGAGGCAAATTCTGACTTCGTATGCCGGGGTGGCATGTTAATAATTAGCCGTTTTAGCTCTCCACGGGCAACCCGCTCAAAGGCACGAGCCATCCGTTTGTGATGTGCACCCTCAATAAAGTGGGGCCAGACCTTCTTTACAAAGTGCATAAAGCTAGTGGCAGCATTTTCGCGGTCTTTTACTACCTCTAGCTTATCTAGATCCTCCAAAAGGCGTCGTAGATCCGCCTCTGGTATAGAACTGAGGTTATTTAGGAGCGCTTTAACCTCATTCTGGTTTATCTGCACCGTCGCTCCCGTCTACCTCGCGTGCCTCAACCTCAATTAGCCCTAGCTCCTCTTCGGCACTGGGCTTAACTTCCTCGACGTCCTGTGTATTAGCTAGCAGTAGCCGCCTTAGTTTGTCCTCAATGGCTTTGCGAAGGTCGCCAGAGGTCTTGTGGGTAATAGTAATTTCGGACTTTTCAGTAAACGCCCCGATGTCCGACATCTTCCCAAGCAACTCTAGGGCACGTAGCTCGTGCTTGGGGTCCCCGCAAGCGGATATGTCAAGAAGCTTATTGGTTATATAGGTTCTGGCTTGGGCAGCGTCAGCCACAATAGCCTTGTCGTACTCCGACAGCATCGCAGATAGCCGTAGGGCGACTGCTCCGTTATATAGGTCGGGTGGATTGTTCTGAGTTTTTTTGGTTGTATCGACAGATCGGAACAATGTCTGAGCTTTTTTCTCGTCTTCCTCAGTCATCTCAAACGGCATGCCAAGCTCAGATAGCAATGCGGCGGTTGAAGCGGCAACTCTAGCGTTCTCCCCAAAGGAAGAAGCTACCTGATCATCATAAGAATCAGGTAAAGGGTGGGCGCTATCTGGTGTAATGGATAGCGACATGGAGGAAACGAGGCTCCAAAAAAATATAGGGGGTGCGTTTCATTGGCGCCGAGTATATAGCCAATTTTAAAAAAGTCAAGTGTGGGGGCATTGGAAAACCTCCATCGTCAAAAAGAGGCGCCCCCACGAAAAAATTATATACCCCCCGGGTGTTTGAAAATCAAAAACATAAGGGGGGTGTTTTCCATAATAAGGATGGACTAAGACGGCAAAATTTACCTAGGGGGTGGGGGGTATTTTGAAAAATGCGGTATTGACAGTGCAAAACTGTGTGTATGTGGCGGACTAGTAACATATGCGTATATTTGGGGGGTCGGGGCTGGGTGGGTTCGGCTGCGCCAGGCTGTTGCTGGGTGGCGCCTGGCAATAAAAAACCCCGGGGTTTGCCCGGGGCTGTTGCTGGGTGCTGCTGGATTAGCTGATCTTCTGTAACCCCATTGCCTCGAGTTCATCAGATTCTTGCTGCTCGGCGTAATCGAAGTCGGCATCACCTGTCAGGATCTCGAGGGCTGCCTCGAGGGTTGTCTCCTCGCTGCACTTGTTGGCTGCCTCCCTCACTTGGCTGCGCAGTCCCTTGAGATACTCCATCCGTTCTTTGTTCTCCTCGCTGGTCTTATCCTTCAGGACAGTCTCAAGGTCTTTGACTGCCTTCTTCAAGTCCTTGCTGGTCGGATTCTTGGCTAGAGCTGCGTAGTTCTTCTCGATCTGCTGCCGGATGGTGTCCGGGCTGCTGCTGGCGTGCTGGTCGAGGAGTGCCTTCTTCTTTGCTGCCCGTTCTGCTGCGCGCTGCTGGGACAGTGGGTTTTCGGATTCGGGCTTGATGATCTCGATCTCAAACATATCCTCAAGGTCTCCCTTGAATCTAGACCATGCCTTGTCTACTGCTGCGCTGGTTTTACCGGGGTTCGCGCCTATCCAGCCCTCCTTCCAATCAAGCTGCGCGGTCTCGAATTGCAGCCGAGTTACCTTGTCCCCTAACATCCGGGCATAGCTGGTCAGGGTCTCGACGGCGAGACTGTCTTTGCGTGCCCAAGCTGCGCCAGCGTTCTTGGCTGCTGCGTGCTGCTCAGGGGTTAGAGCATCAATCGCGGTCGCGACTGTGTTCTTCTGTGGTGTGTCCATATTTACTACTCCTCATGGTTAAAATTCGGGCTGCTGCCCTAGGACAACCAGACCCCATGTCTGACTGTCCTTCGGACAGTATATCAAATTCCCTAGGATCATAGCAAAGCGGACAATGTTGTCCAGCAATAGGACACTCTAGGGGCAAGGAACGGTCATACCAACGCGGGAGCACAAAAACCCCGAATTGCTTCGGGGTCGGCTTTGCCACTAGCCTGTTACTGGGTCACAAAACTAACTTCGTTGTCCTGACTGAGCATCTCGATCACTAGATCTAGCCTCTCTATGTCGGCGCACTCTCTGACGGCTTTAATCACTTCGTCACGCTTCACTTTCAGTTCGGCTTTGGTTTCGGCTTGTTGGTCTTTGGTGCGAGCCTTTAAAACTGTTTTTAGTGCTTTCAGGATCGCGTCACTTCCCAATGGGTTCTTAGCCTGACGCTCGTAAGCCTGACTGATTAGTTGGTGCAATTGGTCGGTGCTCGTGTCCTCATAGTGTTTGAGCATATCGGCTAGTTTAGATGCGCGCTCTTCGGCTTTCTTAGTCGCGGCCTTGCTAGTTGCTTTCGGGATTGGTATTCCATAGGTATCTACCAAACGGGTCTTAAACCTCCCAAATGCTTTATACGCGGCGTCACCCTTTGCCTTTGGTTTAACCTCTACATAGCCGTTTATCCAAGATAGCCGCTCGGCTTCCCATACCTGATAAGTGGGATTGATTCCTATGGCCTCCGCGAACAATTCAAAAGACTCTGATGCATTGACCTCTGACTGAGCAAATAACCTACCCGCATCAATTGATTTGGTTTGCTCGATTGCTTGGGCTACTACTGTTTTTTCGTTTTTCATAATTTCCTCTTGGTTAGTTAGGACACGCTGACCCCATGTCAGATAGTCCAATTAAAACTATACAGATTTGGTAGGTGCATAGCAAATAACATCTAGCCTACCAGCAACAAGTTTTTATTTTTCTAGGAACGGTCATACCAACGCGGGAGCAATTTTTTGTATTGTTCGAATGAAACATAATGTTCTAGGTAATTGTTCCGTCGCAAGTCATTGATTTTTCAGTAATGTTCTAATGTTCTGACTTTTTGCCCGATAGTACCCGCCAAAATAAAATAAATTCTGCTCGAACGAGGCTCCCCGCAAGTGCAATTCAGCGTCATATGCAGGGGTCGCGCGTAGCATCAATCTCTCTTCTCTTTTTTAGAACATTCAGAACATTACATCAATTTCGGTACAATGGCGTCTACAAGCCATTCTTTTGTTCGAATTTAACCACCCTCTCTCCGAACATTGAAACCCCCATTCGTACATTACCCACAATACCTATCGAACAATCAATGACTTACAGCATATTAGTGCGCCCAAACAGAAACCACTAACTTGACTTTGTAAAGAATACATGCTATAATGTCCGAAGGACTAGTGGGAATTCGTACCCTGTTTTACATTGTTCTTACTTTCATTTGTTCTAAGAACATTGCACCCACAAAACCCGAACATTCTGACACTTTGTCAGTTTGTCGTAATCACTAACCAACCAAGAGGACTGCACGATGAAGCCACACTACAACAACCCAACCACCGAGCAACTGCTTTCCCTATACAAGCAAGGTCTGATTTACAACCTGCGCCAACTACCCGACAACGAGCACCGCATCTATGTGCACCCACGCATCATGCTCCGCCACAAAGACTCCAAGGACTTCCATGCCTTTCCTTTTTACTTACATAGTTCACAGTCGCTTTACTGCTCCAACACCGACCTGATCAGCGCAGTTGAGGTCGCACTCTACGAGCATCCGAGCAATATCTACTACGAGTTCGGCAAGCGCATGTATCGCTTCAACGAGTATTTCGCATCTGCTTTGCGCACCAAGCAGTTTTTTATTATTTGATGAGGGCTTACTATATGTCTACTAAAACTAAGAACGGCTACTGTATGAAGTGCCATGTGAACGGCAT